GACTGCTTCCGGAAGCCGACGCCGACGCCGTCCAGGCTTCCGGCTTCCGCTGTTTCCTCTGATCAGCTGATCGATGCTTCTGATCCGCTTCCGCTTCTGCTTCTGTTTCCGCTTCCGACTGCTTCCGCTGATCCGCTTCCGGATTATAAAAAAAATTTATAAAAAAACGTTATGTGATAAAAAAATAAAATATACAATTTCCTATTTTCCCCTTGCATGTTGTACAACATGCGCTATAATAGAGACATCGAAAGGGGAAATAAACCATGAAAAAAGCCTTATACATACTTTTAGTCGCGCTTATTGCGGAAGCGTCATTTATAGCCGGCCATATTACGCCGCCGGCATCGATCCGGGCGGAAGCTTCCGCAGCCGTCAAGATGCGTTATAGAGCGTCTAAAAGCGAAGCGGCCATTATGCGGAAGGTGCTTCCCATTGAGTACAAGCGTCTGATGATCGACCGTAATTTTTACGAGGACGTCGCGCAGCATTATGCGGCTATCCTGGAAAGTATCGGATATTTCAAATGACCGCCGTTCCGGATTACCGTGACGCCGCACCAGGGGAAGCGGATCACCTGACCGCCGGACGCCGTACCAGGGGAAGCGGATCACCTGACCGCCGGATCGCCGTGACCGTCTGAAGCACCGTGTTAAACGTCATACAAAAAAATGACGTAACATATAAAAGCATGTTTAGCAACTTGCACTATAATAAGGGGGAGATAATGGGCTATAAATGGAAGCCGTCGAAAGCAGCAGCCGCGGATTTTACCGCTAAAATGGCGGAAATCGATCAGTTTTGTGCATCGCATGGGATCACACAATCGCGGAGCAGTGATAGCTATTACTTTGAGATCGACGGCGTAAAATACCGCGTTTCGAATCACACCGTGGACGCGTCTAACCGGGGGGCATATGACGCTTTTGGTAATCAGATCCGTGACCTGTATCATGAGGACGGCGAAAGCGGAATGATCTGCATCACCGCCGGAAAAACGCGGATCATCGAAATTTATAATGATCTGGAAGCGGGCTATAAATTAAACCGCCGTGGCTATCGAATCGAATAACATAATAGGGGAGGGGCGGGGGATCGCCCAAAACAGAAACCGCGCCTGGGCGGTATATCCCAGGCGGAAGGGGAAACAGTGAAAGCACTTGAATATTACGTTCCTGGTATCAACCTGTCAGAGATCGACCGCGATAAACTGATCGCTTTCGCGGAAAAACATAATGATCGTTTCATCGTGGAAAACGCGGAAACAGCCGACGAGAAGACGATCCAGATGACATTTATCCGCGTCGTCAATATCGAAACTGAGATCCGCTTCCACATGTTGGAGACTGAAGACGGCAATTATGCCGTATACCTTCCGGACGCCTGGCATGCTCTGCCTTATGATCAGCTTTGGGAAGCTGTCTATCCGTACCTGTGTGAGCTGTTCCCGACGTATGCGCGTAATTTTGAATCCGTGATGGTTTCTGTATCACACGAATAAGGGGGGGAGATGAAAAAACGCATAGGATCGAAGCTTTACGACACTGAAAAGGGCATCCCCGTTCTGCCGGATCAGCACCTTTACAAACAGCCGAATAAGCGCACATTTTATCTGTTCGACGGCGAGACGATCACTCCTGTCAGTTTTGAGGAAGCAGCCGAAATGATCAGGGGGGCGGGGCTTCCCGATCCGGATCGTTTCCTGGACGTAAAACCGGATGCCCGCGGATGCACAAAGATCGGCGTGACGGTCGGGCATTACAACAAACTGGAGCGGTACGCAAAACTCCGCGGGATCAGCATGAAATCAGTGATCGAAGCTTATATCGACTCACTGCCTGAAGAATAGGGGAGGGAGACATGGAACGTATCGGCACAAAGATCCGCCGGATGCAGGATCAGATGTTCATCGACGCTTACGAGGCGCAGACGTATTATGAGCGCTTCCGCCATTCCTGGAATGACCGCGACTTCACAGAAAAACAGCTTGCGATCTATGAAGAGCTGTCATTCCTGATCAGTCATATGGGATGGACGGCGGAATACATGGCGTACTGTGACCGCCGGAATGCGAAAAACGAAAAGAGCCTGACAGCTCAGGCTCTTTCGATCTGATCAGGGGGGCGGGGGATGTTACGGCATGTAATCTCTGAACCAGGCGTCGATGTATCCCGCCCATTCATCACCGCGGGCGTCATCACAATCCAGAAGCCGTTTATGGCACTCTTCTTTTGTGGCTTCGACCAGGATCAGGGACGCGCCAAGGCGGGCAGCCAACCGCTCCCTCTCGTCTTTTCTCGGCAAGCCGGCGATCACCCACGCAGTCTGCCATTCGCCGGAGCGGATGCGGATCTGTTCATACAAAAAGTCACGAACGGCAAAAGCGGTTTTCTGCAAGGGGGGGGCGGGGGTGTACAACGGCTGCAAACTTATCCCGCTGCGGATGGCGTCCAGATCGACGACCAGATCACCCGGCTCCATGTTCTCCCTGACGTATGTGCTTTTTCCGGACAGCGGAGACCCGTACACGATAAACACTTCTTTGCGCTTTTTGATGAAGCCCCGGACAGGATGCTGAAGGGCATGGCATTTTTGGCAGAGGATCTCAATGTTATCCGGATTGACCGCGACCGCCGGATCTTTCAGTGTCTCGTCAGTCAGGTGCTCTTTATGGTGCGCGATCAGCTCAGACGTATCGGCGGAGCAGTCTTTCCCGCAGCGGTCACAGCGTCCATGCCGCTGAATGATCAGCACTTCCCGCAGTTCACGCCATCTGCGGGATGCGTAAAATCTTTGCAGTTCAGGTGTCTTAGCCATCTAATCATCCTCATCCGGCGAATCAATGCCGTGAATTTTTGCCAGAAGGTTCACTGCGGAAACAATGTCCGCGGGGCGGATCACAACTTCGGACAGGTTCGACATCCCGCGTTCGATAAACTCCCGCAGCGTCATGTCGATGTAGTCGAACCGCTGTTTCCGGACGTTTCCTTCTGCTTTTTCCAACTCCCGCAACCTTTGTATAACCTTTGTATTTGCCATCAGTTTTGACGCCTCAGTGTCGACGGATCCGGCTTTCCACGTCCGGCTTTTCGGGTATGCTTCCAAATAAGCCTGTCTTTGATTCCTGCCGTTTTTCAGGTACGCCTGAACAAAGGCTTCCTGTTGAGGGGGGAGGGGGGCGGGTGTCTTAGCCATTAGCTCTTATCCAAAATCTGCACATCGCCGTCATTCACGGCTACCCAGACCGTAAATGTAGCGGGTACGACTTGCATATAAGTGATCCCGTTCTGTTTCCGGACGGTGCTTTCCCCTGTATAGTAAAACGGTGTCCCCTGCGGATAAACGGTGTAATCACCGAAGTGCTTACTGTAAAACGCTTTGACGCCCAGGCTGTTCTGTACCTTCAGCAGTTCACCCGCAGAAAAGGCTTCCGCTCCCTTCAGGTCCTTTTTTTCGGGAAGGGGGGCGGGGGGCGTCTCGATACTGCTGTGCAGGACGTTCATCGGGTCTAATGCCTTGTTATCAGCACCGCGGATCTCAAAATGCAGATGGTATCCGGTACTGTTTCCGGTTGTGCCGGAATAGCCGATGATCTGTGACCGTTCGACCTTCTGTCCCATTACGACCGCGGGGATATTGAGATGGGCATAGATCGTCATGTTCCCGTCGGGATGGCGGATCATGACGCAGTTGCCGTATCCGGTATTATCCCATCCGGATTTGATCACTGTTCCGGCTTCTGACGCCAGAACAGGGGTGTCCTTCGGCAGTGCGTAGTCGATCCCTTTGTGTCCGGTCGGATCGGTGGTCTTTTCGCCGAAAAGCTGTGTGATCGGGTATGATCCCTCAAAAGGCTGTCTGTATTCCATATGTTCCTCTATCAGAAAAAAGGCGGTGGGGCATGTTTCGGAAGTGTGTGTGTTTGCCCCTTTGAGCATCCTTGTGTCTTATTGCGTGTCCCCCTACTGAGCAACCGCCTTTTTATAGTTCTCCGGAGCGGAATCGAACCGCTGCTGATCTTGCCGTCGGCTACAGTCAATTTCGCTGACGCAAACGCTCTTCCACTGAGCTACCGGAGAGTGATCTCATTTTGAGCGCAAAACTTCCATTGCAAGCTTCTTTATGTTTTCATTGTATTTTTCATTAAGTTTTTTGTTTTCTTCGTCCAGTTCTTTCAGATCGCCGTTGATAATTCCGGCATCATGCATTTTGACCGCCATCAAATGCGTCATCTTCGCAGAGTTATCGACGCGATCCATCATAAGCAGTTGGTTTTCATCGCGGAGCGCTTCCCGTTGGTCTACCTGATCGAACCGCTTATTGACGATCCTGGTCACGACCAGGGTGAGCACAACGCCGACGATACCGGAAGCTCCGATCGCTGCGAGGATGGTCTGGGCAAGGTTACTCATCGTTTCCGTCCTGTTCGGTCGGTACGAATTCCGGCGGGGTCTGCATCTGCTTCTGCTCTGTCGTCAGGAAAAAGTTTTCGCGGTGCAGTGTGTAGACCGTCGCTTCGATCGCGTCTTCAATAACTCCTACGTCGATAATTAGCCCTTTTTGCGCCAGAAAGTCCTGCACGGACGCGATGGCGTATTCCTTCTTCTTCTGCCCTTCTTCCGTTCCCATCATCTGCTCCGCAGCGATCACAGCCTGGTTTACCGCGGTCTGTAAGACCTTGGCGAAATCCGGCTGATCCTTTTTGATCTGCTGATACAGTTGGATCGCCCATTTTACGATCAGGGCAACACAGACAGGGATAAGCACCCGCAGGAACTGCGTGATGGCTTCGCCTACAATAACGTTCCAATCTACCATGTTCACCTCACTTTAAAATAAAAAACAGACGGTACTTTCTGGAGAAAATCCGCCTGTCTTACAAGGTCGTTTATTATAAAATTATACTTCATTTTTGGGCGGGATCGCTTTGACTTCCACATCGAACCGGACATGCACGGGCTTTCCGCGCCGTACTTCGATCGTGATGTTTCCGTTTTCCTGTCCGGCGTCGAACATAAGCTGAAGCGCCCTTTTTACCAGATAGATCATTTCCGCGATGCTCATGTCGTCATTTCCATATCTCATAAAAAAGTATCAGGATCATGCTGACCGCAAAAAGAAAAGCTCCAATAAACAGAATAGACAGCAGATCATTCATGCTTTATGCGCTTTCTCAGGTCGGCAATGACGGCAGCGATAAACACCACAAGAAACAGCAATGCCAGGAGCAAAGCGCTGATCCCTAACAACAGCCAAAGCGCATGGATCACAGCCCGCAGAAATTCGATGATCATACGTCACTCCTTTTCAGGATCCGGAAGGTATATTCGGGGTATCTCTGTTTCACCAGTTTCCATTTGAGCCGGAATTCCTTCGTCTCAACACCTTTCGTGTCTTCAGCGATCCACTTTCGCGCCTTGCAGTCCAGGTAGACAAAATCTGCCAAATAAAAAGCGGATTTCTCTTTTTCGCCTGTTTCCGGATCGATGTAACCCTGGAAAATCTGAAACTCCATCTGTAAGGCGAGATCGCAGATTTCTCCGGCTTCCAACAGGAGCAGAAGCTGCTGATAGCGATCCGCTTCGAGACGGCTCTTAAACTTTATTCCGTTTACAACTGTTGGCTTGTTTCCAAACTTTTGATAATTCATAATTCTCCAATCTCCCGTGGGTTAGTTCGTAATGGTAACAAGTTGCGCATAAGCCTCTGCCGTGCATCTTTCCTACTTTACCGCATCGCGCACAAGCCCTAATGCATTGTTTGCTACGCTCCATCCCGTGTATTTTTTGGTGTTCGCTATTTGTAAGAAGCATCAGATTTTCTATTCTGTTATCCAATCTATTGCCGTTTTTGTGATGAACCTGCTCATTGAATTCTAATTCCCGTCCTAAATGCTTCATCATGACGAGCCTATGTTCTTCTATTGGACTTCCGTGGTAGGTTACGTATTTGTATCCATTTGTCGGGCTGATCCATCCGCCTTCCCAGTGGTCTAATGAATTACGGGATAACCTGAATTCCATTTCGCATTTTTTACTGCAAAATCTATGTTTTCGGTTTCTCTTCTCATAGCACGGATATGTATGAAATATCTTTCCGCAGTTATCGCACCGTTTCTCAATCACTTCTCACCTCTCACTTCTCTGAGTACGTCTATAAGTCTCTTCATTAGCGGTCTGTCTGACACTGCTTTATACTCCCTGAGATACATGATTGCATCCCTGAGATCAGGATACTGCAATCCATTCCGACCATTTTGCCATGTATCGCGTACCCTCTCCAGAGCGGTGATCACTCCTTCGAGGGTGTCGGGATTGATCCCGTTGCCTTTCATCAGATATCTCCATCTGCTCTGTGTTCTGAGCGATCTGTATCGAAGCCGTCGGGGTATCTGGCGATCAATTTGTCAATATTCATCTGCATGATGTCGTCTAGGTGCCAGCCCCAAGCGGTACAGTATTCTGCGATGAACCAGAGCAAGTCTCCTACTTCCTTCATGTAGTGCTCTTCAGTATCCTGGTGACCCTGAAACCGCTTCTGGTAAATGCTGTGCAGTTCACCGATCTCACCGACCATACCATGCAGCGCATGGTATTCCTGGTCTGCTCTTGTCATGCCAGGGCGGATCGTCCTGCTTGCCAAACGTTGGTATTCGTTGCCTGTCATATCAATCTCCATCCCAAATTCCGTCCGGGCGCATCTGCGCCATAGCAATCAGTTGGTACAGCGGTTTGATTGCATTTTTCGCTGTTGGTTTCCAGTATCCTTTGCAATCTGGATCATCACACTTTTCATCAGGCATTGGCTCGATTCGGCAAATCATGTCATGTAACATTCTGATAGATTCCGCTCCGGTTTTTCCATATATTCCGCGGATTCCGAGGTTTTTCGGCTCTTCGTACCAGAGCTGGCCAAAAAATCGTTCATCACCTTCGGTAGCTGCATAGTAATAATTACTATAGTTGTACGTCACATTTAACCAAGCATCAGTAGTACCACCGATTGCATACATCCCACCTTTCATTTGATGTGGTTCATCAAACTCAATAATTTCGTGGGTGACAGGGTCTTTCAGCGTAATGTCATAACTCATTCTCTCTCCTTCCATTCCGCCAATAATATTGGTGTCGGCATCCACATATCCACGATTTCCTGACTGATGAATCCCCTAAACCTTTCTTCAGTTGTAGGAGAATCCGTATAAAACAGGTGTTGGCTTTTTTCGTACCATGCTAATCTGCAATTTTCAAAACAGGGAGGCAACCACCCGAAATGCACTACGACTGTTTCATGGTTTTCTGGTGCTTTCTCTTTGATATCAATCCATCCGACTTTCTCGCTTCTCATCTATTTCCGCTCCTTCCTGTATGCTTGCCATGTCTCTCCTATTTCAGACCTCGGTTCGACATCCACTAATCTATGACCATAAAATCTGATTCGATTTTCGTATACTTCGCCGATAATTGCCCATTGATGCGAGTAAAATTTACACTCCACCCAGACGGGCTTTCCTGTCATGGTTTTCAACTCATCCCATGACAATGCGTCATTGCGGTATTCCTCTGCTAATCGATTGCGTAATCTGTCATACGCTTTGCAGACCGTTTTTGCTAATTCGCAAACATGGTCATTTTTCTGTTCAAGCTCCGCAAGCTGTTCAGTAATAGTATCTTGCTTTGAACTGTACTCCTTAAGGTAGTGGAGCGCATCAATTAATATAGGATCACCTAATCCCATTTGTTCTTTTATACCGATTATCACTTCATCCAACGTCATCATTCCAGCTCCTTCCTGTAGGCTTGCCAGGTCTTGCCATATAAACTTTTTGGGAATAATCCTTCTCCAGTTTGATCTATCAAATCATCGTCTCCCATCAAGTTTATAATTATCCATTCACCCTTATCAGGACGCCATTCTCCCTGATATGTGTACTCCACCCACACAGGTTTGCCTTCCATGCCCTTCAACTCTTGCCACGTGAGGGGTTGATTGTACAATTTGTCCCACTCACTTTTCTCAAGCGGTTGTGCTTTTTGCATCTTTTGCAATACCTTCAGGTAGTGGAGCGCATCGTCAGTCAACGGAGCATATGCGCAGTTTTCCAAATGATAGATTACTTCATCCAGCGTTTTCATCATCAACCTCATCCCATTTGATTTTCATACCGCAATACTGACAGAAGTGCCAGAACCGACTAACCGCTATAGAGCACCTGCCACAGTGCCAACGTGCACCGTCTTTATACGGTTTCTCACCTTCATGAATTCGGTGAGCTTCACCATCTTGATAGCCTTTTTCATACTGGTCACGGTCATACTGAAGTGCTCGCATCAACTCCGCTTTATCGACATCAATGCCGTATGACTGTACAACACGGATGATGCCGTCTTCGATTTTGGTGATCATGTCTCCCGCAATAATTCGAATAGGGCTTTCGTAACTCATCACTCACCTCTCCACGGTTCTGGTAAAGGCATCCATGCAATCGGATTCCCATGCGCCCATTCGCCATTAATACAAGAATCAAATCTGATTGAACCATTACCATAACAAACTAACACCATATCATCTACATGTTCTGACCGAAGCGGCAACCGTTCGTTGCATGGTATCCATTTCCGCTCTGGCTCTGCGGATGGGATGTTATCGACAACACCGATAAAATCATCAAAACGGCAACATCGGCACATGACACCGTTATACTTTTCGCCCTCACCACACGCATCACAAATCTGCTTGATAAGGTCATTCACATCTTCCCGCCTAATCAAATCACTCATCACTCGCTCCATTCCAACTTCGCACCGCAATGATGGCAATATTTGCCTTCGGAGTGGACGGGCTTACCACAATTGCCACAGCAAAAAGACAAGCCCATCGTCGTTCCATTGCATACCACCTTCGCCGTCCGCTCACCCATTGCCCTGTTCCACGCCTTCACAGCTTCCGCTTCTGTGTCATATGGGCCGACCCCTGCGGTGCATTTCGTACAACTCACATAGTAGGTGTCTGGAAATTGGTGGTATTCATCAGCTTTCAATATGATCGCTTCTCCACCGCATCCACAGCGGACTGGTCTCAGTTTGTCACTCATCATTCACTCCAATCCAGTTTCGCACCGCATTCAAAACAGTAATTCATATCGAGATTTGTATATGCTCCACAGTTTGAGCATATTCCTTCCCAATCGAGTGATGTTTCACTCCGTCTCGGAAGTTCTTGTACCTTCGCCGTCCGCTCTGCTCTCCTGTTCCATGCTTCGATGGCTTCGGCTTCGGTATCGTAAAATGGCGTTACAATTTTGCATTCGCGACATTCAACTCGGAAAGCGTAGTCCTCGTGAACATGACAAGCTATGCCCATAATCGCTTCTCTGCCGCAGAACGGGCACTGCTTCAATTTCTCACTCATCATTCCCCTTTCGCTTGGCATTCTCAAAATCATCAGCGTCTTCCGGATCGATCTTCTCCATGCACATATTCCAGAATTCAGCGCATGCCTTTTCATCACGAAAATGAAACAGGTAACAAAACCCATCCCGTGGGGTATCCGATTCTATTTTCCGGCAATAATTTCTGTACGCGCCGAAACCGAATGACTCTTCTAAAAAACCGCAGTTTTCACAAACCATGCCGATATTCCTGGCACAGTCTTTTACGGCATTCACTCCATTCATACATATTTCTACTTTATCTAATTCCATCCCCATCCATCTCCCCTAATAAAATCCCGATCCGCATCAGGACATAAAATGCAGCGTTCTGCTGCAATCCCGCTTTAGCGGACAGCACCCGCAAAGCGTGATCAATCACGTCACGGTCATGGTACTCAAGAGCGGTGTAAGCTCTCCGGCAGGCACTCTGTTCAATGGCTGCCTTGCTTTCCGGATCATTCTTTGAACCGCGGGGTTCAAGTGCCGATCGTCCGTATTCCTGGTAAACAGCATTGATCAGCTCAGTGACGATCTTCCGCGGTCTTTTCATCATCATTTTCCTCATAAAGCTCACAGGACGCCCCTGGCTGTGTTTCATGTGTACCGTATAACTTTCCGTCCTTCCAGATCGGGACATTGCACACACCGTCCTGGTAATATCGGCAGTTCCCACATCTTTTTTCTTCCATCCAATCACCCTTTCATAAAAATGTGATCTGCTCCGCCGGAAGACCCGGAGCAGTCTGTTTTTTGAACCGTGGTAAAAAAAGATTCGCATCAGGGATTTCCTTTCTTTTCCTTCCGGCAGCCCGCGGTACATCCGCACAAGGTTATCAATTGACTGATTCCATTAGCGCGAGTCATTTCACGCATATCAGCGGAATGATCCGCTGTTGTTGACGACCGCGATACCAGGGTGGACATACCGCGGCGATATTTAGCGAGTTTGCGCTTGGGACGCAATAGTGAAATGTTAAGTTGTAGCTGATCACCCCTGACAATGATTATTGCAATAGCACAATATTCCTTTGTTTTTTTTAGTGATCTCACCCTGTAAACAACGCGGATCAGACCGCGGTGCTTTCGTAAAGCATTTCCCGTTCTTCGACGGTCAATCCGTCAGCAGACCAGGCACAGCATACTTCGTCCGGATTCGCCGGATAAGCGTACTGCTCGTCATAATGGCTGCGTCTGTCTTCATAGCACTTGCCGTTGCTGTGGCAGTAAAACCAACAATTGTTGCATTTACTATCCATAAATTCCCTCCGCCTGAAAGATCATCGGTTTGAATTCGTATCCTTTGAATTCATACGACTCCCTGAAGTACTCCAGGATGAATTTTCGCTGTCCCTCGCGGCACAAATTTAGTTCTAAATTTGTGCCGAAAAAGCGGTCTTTTCCATGCTGCCCGTAAGGACATCCGGCGCATCCGGTCTGAACAGCAAACCTGTAAATATCCGGAACGGGAATTCCGCAGTACTGTTCGATCCGGTGTTGCAAGTCTGTAGTAAGATCCCAAAGCGGATGAAACTTCCCATTTTTGGAAAAGCAGGATTTGTAACGCATTCCGCGTAATTGTGATTCCAGGCTCATTATTCCTAAGATCGCTTTTCTTCCGGTCTTCATTTGATACTCAGCCGCGGGTTTCTTTTTCAAAAACTCACAGCAGAACGGACTGACTTTGTGCAGTGCCCCCCCCGCATGTATAGACAAGTTCTCTGATTCACTGCTAAATGCGAGAGGATGCCGTTTTTCCTTCCGTTCTCAGTAGCGTCAACTTCGCGCAAGGCGTAGTACTTGACCCCTTTTGGCATATCCTCATCCTGGACACCTGCTTCTCTTCTTCTCTGGTATTCCCATACCCATTTATCCGAAATCTTTGTGTTTAGCGGAATGCCGTATTTCTCTTTGATCTCTGCGTGTTTCATCGCGGGTTTCAGAACTACATCGCAGTTTGCCAAAGCCCGTTCCCTGATCTCCGGTATCTCCATTCCGGTGTTTGAAAACACTGCCGGAATCCGCGTCTCCTTCAGATATTCCCGGATGAACCAGAGCAGAAAATGGCTGTCTCTACCGCCGGAATAAGCCAGGTAATACTCATTCGGGTTGATCTTGCTGAATTTACTTTTCAGGTCTTCCAGATAAAACTCAGCTTCGTTCATGTTCCTCTCCTTCAGGGTCTGTGATCTGTCCCTTCAGACCCATTTTCCGGATGATCCGCTTTGCTGCGGTGAGGATGTCCGCCTCTGTCCAGTCATCAGCAGGATCATCCTCACGTGGCTTCCCGCGGAAATCATCTATCGTGTGTTTTTTCTTCTGCTCTGTCATAGATCGCCGTTATCCAGATGGTATTTCACGACCGCCTCACAGAAAGGTTCGATCTCCGACGTCCATTTCGTAACGGCGCCCGCTCGTTTGAAACACAGCGGAAAACCGCCGATGCCGTCAAACAGGCTTCCGATGCTTTTGACTCCGCCGATCTCAACAAACCGCTTTGCAAGAAATTCCCACCAGGGAAGGGCGATCGAATTACCGAGCGCCCGATATCTTTTTGCATCGGAAGCGCCAGGGATGTCAGTCCATCCTGATGGAAAACCCTGAAGCCGTTCACACTCTAACGGCGTCAGTCTCCGGACGTACTGGCAGGAATCTTGCATTGCATTATGTTGAGCGGTGTGCGCGACCAGATTTTCACTTCCGCCGCCATTGTCACCTCCGGCAGCTTGAGAGCTGCCGATTCCTTCCTTATAGCTTCCGAATGATGAGCTTTCAAATACCGCGGGATCAGCCGTCCGGCAGACCAGATCGGTCGCGTCCTTATAATCGCGCTGCTTCAATGAGCTTGCACTAAGGCTTTCGGTGTCTACACCGAAAGCCTGGAATGCCATTAGTTTCTGATCAGCGTCAACACGCCTTTTGTTGACAACAAAAGGCGTGTTGTTACCGCCAGTGCCGTATCTGGATCTGACCGTTTCCGACACCTCATCAAGTTCCTTGTAACCATGATGAACGGAAGGGTCAAACAGCATCAGCGGGTCGCGTCCTTTTGTTTCCTTTTCGGTCATATTCGTTCCTTCTTTTCCCTGTAAACCATCTGATTGTTCAGAGTCGATAGAGCGCCCGCATGTTCATACTGGATCAGGATTCCCTTTCCACCGCCTGGTTTGCCGGATCGTTCCTGAAAACTGACCGCTGCTGTTCTCTCTCTCTCTCTCTCTCTCTCTCTCTTATGGGTTCACTGACTGTAATTCCAGTGCCTGTCTCAGCACTTTCGGCAGTTCCTTCCCGCGTCGCTTCGCCCTGTGCAGGATTCCCTGGCACGCCTTTGCGCTCAAATAATATTTCCGGTGCGTATTCTCCTCTAAGATCGACGATAAGAGCGATACGACGGCGGCGTTGGGCGACTCCCCAGAATTGCGAATCCGTAATTCTGTAAGCCACGCTCCCCCCCCCGCCGACCAGTAGAATTCCTGCGTTACGCCATCCTTCCGAAGGCACAGCAGGATCGGGAGCGTCTGGTTCGATGAGCCTTGCGCACTCTCCAAGCACTGTGGAAAAATCGCGTCCGTCATTAGAGGAAGTTGCGCCTGGTACGTTCTCCCAGAGGATGTATTTCGGGTATTTCCCATTCGTTTTTTCTCTCATTTCCCGCACGATGCGGATCATTTCCAGAAACAGCCCTGACCGCTCACCGTCAAGTCCTGCCCGTTTTCCTGCAATAGACAGATCCTGACAGGGGCTTCCGCCTACGATCAGATCAACAGGCTCAAGATCATAACCGCTGAGTTTTGTGATGTCGCCGCATTGGATCATTTCAAAAACCTCTCACCGCGTTTCTCTTCACGCTTTTCTACGATCCTTTTCTCGTCCTTCGTCATCGGCGTAAGAAAAGCATCTACCCGATCGGCATGTTTTGCCTGAAGCTCTGCGGTCATCGTCATACCATGTTTCGCAGCGTGTGCGTCCGCCTGTTCGACGATCTCCGAAATGCTTTTCTGCGGTTCAGGCAGTTCCGGCTGATGAGCCGGAGCATCAACACGCCAGGATTGTTCCGCCTGAAGCTGCTCCGGAATTGCGTACCAGACCGCTTCGCGCTTTGCCAGTTCGCGGTAGGATCTCTGCACATTGCTTGCAATGACACCTTCCAAGGTATCGTCACTGCATACCCGCCATTCTCGCAGCCGTTTCGGTTCATACACGAGCTTTTGCAGGATCGGCGGTAAAGCGGTAAAGGCTTCCGCGGCTTCGTACCGTCCGTTTGCCTTGTTGATCGCTTCTCTGATCCGCGCCCAGGCTTCGATCTCTGTCATCTGTCCCGCCATCCTGTTTTCCGCCATGATGCCTTTGATTCCGGCGACCGTCGGCGCGTAGGTATTTGTGCAGATGTAAGCGATCACTGCCCGCTTCACTTCCGCCGGATCATCACCGCGGAACATGTCATACCATGCTGCGAACACCTCTTTTTTGTCAGCGCCGGAGTAGAAACTTTTGTAGTACCGCTCAAGGCGCTCCATGATCTCACTGAGTTCTTTCGGTGTCATATCTCAATGTCCCAATCAGGTTCTGATGCCTCAAAGAAACCGCGGATGTCGCCGAATGTTGTTTCCGGCGGTTTGTTCTGCGGTGTTTTTTCCGCGTCCATCCGCGCCCAGTTCAGGATCGTTGCGTAATGGTCTTTGTACTTGTAACCCTTCGACGCGATCCCTAACGACAGCGCTTCGATCTTTCCGTCAGCGTCCGGAAACCGTTCACGCAGCTTTCGGTATTCATCATCCGTCAGCAGAACATTTTGATGTGATCCGTACACTTTTTTGGTTTCGGATTTTTTCGACGCGCGTTTAATACTCTTCTCTTCTTCTTTATCTTTTTCTTTATCTATATCTATTTCTTTATCTATATCTATTTCTTTATCTATATCTAGGGTTACTTTTTCGTTACAGGTGTAACCTGAAGCGGTTACATGTGTAACCTTCTTTTCTTCAGATTGATTGTTTTCTTCGGTTACACGTTGACGTTCTCTGTAACGTGCTACCTTTTCTGCTCCGGTTAGGTTTGTATCCTGACGTTTTTTGAAGTTGGTTACACACATGTGACCGTCTTCGGTTTCAGACAGTAACCCGGATGCAAGCAGTCTGTTGCAGGTTCTGGTTACATCGCTTTCCTTCGTGTAAAGATCCAGGGCGATATCCTCGACATCAGGAAGGACGCCTTCCTGGTCTTCCTGTCCGGCAAGCAACAAAAGTTTCATGAAAAAGAGCTGTTCATGCTCGTTCAGCTTCCGGATCTTGCGGTCGTGCAACATTTCCGGATACATTTTTATCCACATTTTTGCCATGCTTCACCTTCAAAAAAGGGACGGGCGCGGCTTCCGTCCGTATCCAAATTCATTGTCAAATGAGCGAGAAAGAGGTGTGTCTATCAACCAGGAGTGTCGTGCTTCACCCGCCGCGCAAGGTGTCGCTTACTAAGGTTTTGGCAGTGTCTTTTCGACTTTTCGGCACTGCATGATCTCGCAGATCGCGGAGATTTTCATCTGATAATCCGGTTTCTGCTCATCGGTAAGGGTCGGGATCTTGTTCGCGATCGACCGGAACATCTGGTAAAGCTCATATGTGCTTTTTTCGCCATACGGCTTTCCTTTGCTGTCAACCATGCTTTCCGCGTTTTTCCGCTGCATTTTCATGACCGGAATATCAGCCGGGACACGCCATTTTTTCAGAAATTCGATCTCGTCGAATTTGGGCTTTTCCTGCGCTTCTGCGGGCTTTTCCGCAGCGGGTGTATTGTTGTCCCCTTCTGGCAGTTCCGCGGGCTGTGGCGCGTTCTGAACGATCTCTCCGGTATTACTGTCAACGATCACCGGACGGGCGTCGCGGATCGTTTCGATCTCGCTTTCGTCGAGCCAACCAAGACCGCAAAGGGAAAGCGTCAGACGTCTTTTTGCTTTCGTGACCGCTTTCATTTTGACGTTCTGGACGCTCCATCCGGCATCCGATTTTGAAACGCATCCGATTTCAACGTCTGACCGTCCGGTCTGATCATGCCCTTTGACTTTGACGGTGATCCCGTCTTTGTCTTCCTGGATGTCGATATCGTCGATGCTGACGCCGTGGTTTTTCCGGAGTTGATCGGTCGCGTCCTTTTTTGCATAAAGCGTCAGGCGACCTTTCAATTCGATATACTCAAACGGTCTGGAAAGCGGGTTAAGACCCATGCTCTTACAGACCATCTGATAATACTGTAGCCGATCGGCGGGGCTGATCTTGGAGAGATCACCGCTGACCAGGACTTTTTCCAACATCGCTGCATCAGGCGCTGTTGTTGTGATTTCTGTGCTTTCCATATCTCACTTCCTTCTGTAATCTGCGAGCAGATAGATTTTCTTGTCTTCTCGTTTGAATTTGTTGTAGACGTCTTCAATGCTCATGATCAGGCGCTCATCGGTCGAACAGATTACGTCATCCAGTGAGCATTTTGTCAGCGCGTCAATGATTTGCTGATGTGGGTAACCGCCGTGTTCGATCAGGTAGTAAATGACCTTCTTTTTGGTATTGGCGTTCCCGTTGAAGCGCTTCATCACTTTGATATATGCGGAGTAGTACGGAAGACGTTTCAGACCGCGTCCGAAATCTTCATTGGTCATTTCAAATTCGCCGTTCTTCACTGCCCGCATAACGTCACTGTTACCACCGCGGTTCATCAGCCGGATCACCGTCTGAGCGTCCACATCGTACATGTTCATCATCTGCCAGAGGCGTTGGTAGCTCTTCAGACCGATTTCTGCATAGGATCGGATGTAATCAGACCGTCCCCAGGACGTGCTTGTCGCGTTCATCACCTGGGCGGTGCGGATCGTCGCGCCCTTCTGGATCACGTAATCGACGGGCATTTTCAGTCTTTCCAGAGCAGCTAACCGCCCTTGACCGTCGATCACTTCCATTTTCTCGTTTACGATGATCGGCTGTGTGACCCATCCGACCGCCTGAATGCTGTTCATGATCTTTGTCACCCGCCGTTCATCAACCGGGCGGTTACCGTCGGCGTGTTTGAAAATCGTGTAGTCTGTCGTCCGCAGGATCTCACTCATTGTTGCTTTCCTTTTTCATCCTGAAAACAACAGTCGGAACGTACTCCGCTTTTATCCCGCCTACGGTGACGGTCTTTCCGGTCTTGAGGATCTGTTCAGTGACCTTCTGCTCCAGATCCTCTATACTGTGCTTCAGCCCTTTCACGCTTTCGCGATAGGCTTTCTGCTTTCCCTTCAGCTCCGTTTTGAGCTGATATAAAAGTTCAAGATCATCCGTGATCATATTGTGGTATAATCTCCATTTAGATAGTTCTATGCTCTTTGAGCCTGAAGTGACTGTTCTGTGGCGGAACAGTCACTTTCTTTTTCCAGGAAGAAGGTCGCGACGATTTCATCCGTTGCTTTTTCCTCTCCGTAAAGGTAGCAGAGCATCTTGAAATACATCACCTTCGCGCTGTTCAGCCCGAAGTAATGGCCGTGCCATTTGATGACGGTCGGGCGGAAGCTGTTCGGTTCTTCCTCAAACGTGATCCGCATCGGCTTTTTGTGGTTCATATCGCCCTCGCTAAAAGGATCAGGATCGCGCCCCAGATGATCATCGCGGTGATCATCACCGCGATCTCTTCCGGCTGCGGATCATCAAATTCGGATTTCCGCTTCGGCTTCATGTTCAGGTCGATCATGACAGCGCTCCCTTCTCTTTCCGTTCCAGGTAGGAAAAGATTTCATCCCATGGGACGATCCCCGTCACGGTGTCTTCTGTTTCACAGCTCAGAACACCGTACCCGAAACCTTCGATCACCCGTCCCATCCTATTGAGCGGATAGGAGTCACCCGGGTGATATACAACATGTTCGAACATTTCCCCGCTTCGCTTATCGCACAGTTTGATGCGCGTTTTGGAAACGGAGCAGTCGTATTTCAGCGCGTCCGCAATGTCAAAGCTCTTCACAGGATCACCTCGACATCACTCATCAGCGCTGCGGTCGGCACTGCTTCACCGACGATTTGCAGGACGACGATATCGCCGTAGTAGCCCAGGATATCGCCGACCTCATCTCCAAACAAATATGCTTTCATATTCACCATTCCTCCCAGACCTCGTCGCGGTGCATAAAATCCTGCCATTCGGCTTCCGCCTCATCAACAGTGATCTTTCCAGCAGCGAGATCAGCTTCCAATTTCGCCTCAAGCTCCGCTTTTGTCATCTGCTGACTCCGGTGGGTCTTGAAGCAATTCGTCAACTGTGCATTCCAATGCGGACGCCAGTTTCTTCAGCATTTCGAGATCAGGTTCTCTGTAACCTGACTCATACTGACTGACAGCCTGTTGTGTTACCCCGCATTTCGATGCGAGTTCAGACTGCGTCAGTTCTTTTCTGATTCGTATTGATTTCAGATTCATTAGTATCCTTTCAGATGGTTACGTTTTGTAACCACCTGTTTATTAGTGTTTTCGTTTCCTTATTCTGTTGTCAAGGTTCTTCAGCGCCTTGTTACAGGTCATGACTGTATATCGTCTGCTTGGCTGTTGGAAACCAACATAACGTTGGTTTATTGATATTCATTATAACCACAATATGTGATAAGTCAAGCAATTTACAACAATTAGTGATAAGCAGTTTATTACTAATAATTATCACGGATTGTTGTATTACAATAAAGGAAAAGGGGTGCGTTATGAATAATCTGAAAATTTTACGTAAAAGAAAAGGCGTAGCCCAAAAGACGGTCGCTGAGTTTCTGGGCGTCACTACTTCCGCATACGGTCAGTATGAAACAGGTGCACGGGCAATGAATCCGGACGTTCTCACAAAGCTATCTGATTATTTTGACGTGTCCATTGATGTGATCCTGGGACGTGATCCTGTTGTAGAGATGGCGGGAAAAGAGATCGTTGTAGAACCGGAAATCGAATACGAAGACGAAGTTTATATTCCTGTCGTAGCATCCTTGCATTGCGGTTACGGAGTTGCCGGAGAGCCATACACTGTGATCGACAGGCAAAAAGTTCCGCGGTCTTACCGCGCTAAATACGGCGATAAACTGGTACTCAATTATGCTTCCGGAAGCTCCATGTTTCCGACCATAAAAAGCGGTGATCTCATGCTCTGTTATCCTGGTGATATCTGGGACGATGGCACAATCGTCGTTGTGAACGTGAATGGTTCTGACACCGTAAAACGCATCTATCATGCACCGGATGGCGGTATCGACCTGATCCCTGACAACGACGCGTATAAGCCCGTACATTATTCCCCGAAGGAGATCAGTGAGCTTCAGGTACGTGTTCTGGGTCATGTGATCACGGTGATGCCCCGTGAGTTTGAACCGATCCCCCGCCGGAAATAGAAAACCGCCTGTTGGCACTCAGGCGGTTTCTATAAGGGAAACGAAATCAGTTTCAGGAAGGAACAGAAATATGAAATGGTTTCAAGTCTCAAAGAAATTATATCATATTTTATCCGGAAAATGCAGTGATGGGAACATAAAAAAAAGACCGCTCCTGTACCGCGAAGCGATCCTTCCGCGGGTATTCCCCGCCGCTGTTTATCTGGGATTATTATACCATGAATAACTCACCGTTCCGGAAAGGGGATAAAGTCGTCGCCTACTGCCGTTATTCTGAGGGAGCGGAACAGGGGCAGAAGAACACATCGACAGAAGAACAGGAAGCTGCCATCAGGAAGTTCTGCGATGAGAACGGGATCATCCTGGAGAGGGTCTTTGCTGATCCGTTTGCAAGTGGACGTTCTGTAGCAAAAAGAGATAAATACGTCGAAATGTTATCTTTTTTACTCCGGAAGAAGAAGCCGGACATCACGGGCGTGATCCTCTGGGACTACGAACGTTACGGTCGTAATTTCGATCGCGCTCAGTATGACGCAGCACAATTGCGCATGAACGGATATAAGCTGTTCTCCATGCAGCAGCCGATCGTCGATAACAGCCCGTTTTCTCATGTGGTCGAAGCGATGTACTTTGCATCCGCCCAGAATCAGTCCGACATGATCAGCGCTGACGTCAAACGCGCACTGCAAAGCAATTTTACAAAGTACAAGGTGATCCCGCGTCCGAATATTCCGGTGGGATGGATCGCAGTGCCTGTAAAGATGGGTTATTATTCAGACGGTCGGGAGCGGATCGGTTATAAAGCAGAGCCTGATCCGAAATATATCGAAAAGATCAGGGCTGCGGTCATTGCCCGCCTGAACGGTGCGGAGATGAAAGAGATCCGCTTTATCCTGGGCGGTGATCTGGCAAAACTGACAGCCCAGGTCAATTCGCTTTTTCGGAAAACACTGTTATACGGATCACTGACGTATGGCGGTACGACGATTGAAGATTATTGCAAGCCGATTATAGATAAGGAAACCTTTGACCGCTTGCAGTTATACAACGCGTCCCGCCCAAAACGCAGAAGAAGTCCGGGCGCGGGTGTTTATTCTCTGAACCGTTCCATGCTTTCCGGTCTGCTCGTTTGCGGTGAATGTGGCGGTCACATGCACCTTGATCGGCGAAAAGCCAAAGGTCATACCTACGAAACCTATTTCTGTAATGAGTACCACGTCGGTGTCAGGCGTGAAGACATCGAAGAAGTGATGATCGCAAAGGCGATCGAATTACTGGATGACGAACATTGGAAAAAGGACACGGAAACGCTTCTGTACGGTGTCCAGGACGCGGAAAAGGACGCGGAGTATAAACAGTCCCTTCAGCGCCAGATCCGCGAAATAGACCGCAAATTGAAGCGCATAGAGGACATTCTGATCGACAGCGACATTCAACCGGACACCCTTCTGGCGCGCATGAAATCGCTGGAAAAAGAGCGCGCCGATCTGGTATCCATCCTGGAAGCAGAAGACGATAAAACAGAAAGGATTCTGCTTACCGCGGAACAGTTCCGCGCCAGAATCCTTTCTACTCTAAAAAATGATCAGGCTTCAGACGACGACAGGCGCAATGCCCTGGCGTCATTCGTCTCAGAGATCATCGTCACCCGTGAAACCAAGGAAAGTTGCAAGTGTATTATACGTCACGGTCTTCCAGGTTTCCTCTCAGTTGCAAGTGAAATCCCCAAAAACGATAAGCGCCCCTCGCGCTATGAGGACTACACTTGCAACTTACTGACAACCATAATAGTCATTCATAAACGACTATGACGTAAACGCCAACTGTTTCCATTCACGCCAAGTTGAGTATTTAGCCCTTACGAACACCGGAGCATTAGTATTATATTGTGAGAAAAATATTTGACAACCATAAGTTGCGCCACTACCATACGGCGCGGAAATCACAATACCACGCTTTTGACCACCCGTCACTTGATCTGGCGTGTTGCTTGTATTTTCGTTAACTTGCAAAAAGCAAAAAGAATTAGGCGGATTATTGAGATCATACCCTGTTGTAAAGGTAATAGGGTACATCGGAAAAGGTATCGTTCCACTTGCCATTATTCAGCCCCTTCTGTCTGTGGTACACGGTTATCGAAGACCTGAGACGCGATAGCGATACCGTCATCCCTGACGACCTGACAGAGTTCGTATTTGTAATTATCGCTGTCGATGTCTGTGGCAAGGATATTGTAATACCGCTTCATTGCTTCAGTCTCGCTGTTATACATCTGCTGGCTGTGCGCTTGCTGATCAGACTGGTTGATATTGAACCTTGTTACAATAAACATTTTCTCTTTTCCTTTCTTAATATTAGTTTGTTTCGATGAGATCAAAAGTGATCGTCGTAGAACCGTTGAAAGTGCCGGTAAAAATGATAGACCCTTCCGATGTTGTCCAAATCACGTCGCTTGCAACATTCGGCGGAGTACCGTAAACGCAGTTGATCAGTTTCATTGTTGATGTGATCCTGCTGTCTGTCTTTGTTACGGTAGTTCCGGCAGATGCTGTCACGGTCAAATGAATTGGTGCGTGTGACTGTACGAAAGCCGTATTCGCTATCCGTGTATTATTCGTACTGAGTGGCTGAGTTGGTGCTGTCGGGTTTCCTGTGAGTGCCGGAGAGGCCAGCGGAGCCTTTTCCGCAAGCGCGGTGTTCAGGTCGCTCTGGTTTGTGATCGTTCCGGTGATATCGCCCCATGAGACACCTTCAAGCTTATTCTCTTCCAGTTCTTCGATGTTTTCGATAAAACGGTCATGGTCGAAACTGGTGAAGTTTCTGGCGACCGTGGCACCGGCTGGCCAGACTGACGCAGTAGTTCCACCGAGTCCTCTGACCAAGCCGGATACCGTATTATCGCCGATGCCGGTATAGCTGACTATTTCCGCGTTCGTGTTGTCGCCGATGACGCAGATATTCGGCGCTGCCGGCAATACGCTGACGTCATCAACGATCATTGACGTAGCGCTTGCCGTAATTTCTGATGTGAGTGCCGTTTTCGGGCTACCGGGCATTGCCGGATACATAGGTGATATTGCCATTTTTTCTCCTTTATTAGTAGTTTCCGCCGCCTCGTGACTGGACGAAACCCTGAACGAAAACGGTGCTGACCACATAAGCCAGGTCATTTGGCCTGATCTCTATATCGATCCAGGTATTCCGTGGAACCTGGTTTTGTGCATTCAAGAGCCATTGCGTAATATCGTCATTGTAGTTATTCGCATTGACCGTTGTTTTTTTCGTGCCGTTCACGTAGATATCAAAGCCCGTCGGGTTTCCTGACTCAAATATTCCGGCGGCAATTCCGTGCGTATGCGGTGGAATGTTCAGTTCATGAGTATGTCCAGGGATCGTGATGCTATGCTTATGTTTCGGACATGGTACTTTCACGGTCGTCGGGTTTATAGTGACGGTATGCGTATGTTTCGGACACGGCACTTTTATTATGGTTCCATTGAATTTTACGGTGTGCTTGTGTTTCGGACACGGCACTTTGATCGTCGTTGAATTCAGCTTTACGGTGTGCTTGTGTTTCGGACATGGTACTTTGATCGTCGTCGCCGGGATCGTTACTTTATGCTGATGACCGATGTTGATCTTGTGGTTATGCGGTGCCATTGTGAAACCATGACTGTGGGAACCGACACCATCCAGGTTTATTGTATGGCTGTGAGCAAGTTTCTTCAGGTCCAGAGTTGCCCAAATATTATAAAGCTGATGATGATGGTGAAAAGGTCTGTAAAACGGATGATAATGACCGTACACCTCTGTAGCAAATGAGGGATCTGTATTTCCTGTCCATGACGACTTATCATACTCGTATTCATAATAGTCTTCAGTGAACTGCGCGCTTCCGGTATTCGTCTCAACAAATTCCCCTGTCGTACTCCAGACGGCATCAGATGTCACGTTACCGCTGATAGTATTGTATCCGACGCTTGCCGATGTGGTGCCTGTTCCGCCACCACCGTATGTGGTCGTAATGTTCGCGCCTTCGTCCGCCGTCATCTGTGTCGTTGCCACATTTTCAGCAAGCGTAACGTTGACAGTCTCATCTCCGGTATTTGTCTGGGAAGTGATCTCCTGTGCGCTGATCTGTACTGCTACGGAAGAGTCCTCAATATTCGTCTGGGAAGTGATCTCCTGTGCGCCGATACTGACCAATACAGAAGAGTCTTCTGTATTTGTCTGCGAGGTGATGGTCTGCGCACTGACTCTTACAGTCACAGAAGAGTCTTCTGTATTGGTCTGTGATGTAATGCTCTGGCTTTTTTCTGAGATAGTGAAGCTTTGAGAGTACCCGCCGTTGCTTTCTGTCGTCTGACTGTAGCTCCTGAATTTGTTCAACTTCAGACGCATCAGCACCTTATTGATCTGTTTCATCTCTTCCGGGAAGTACAAAGACAACACCATGCCTTTCTGAGGCGTAGCGTTTGCGTCCTTACTGTGCTGATATAGCTGAGTAGCACCCTGTGCATAAACGCTTTCTATCCTGATCCTGTCAGCAAGATCCGCAACATTCTGCGCTATGTCTGTTGCCTTCGTGCTAAGATCGATATGCAAGTCACCAGCCTTGTCTAATTGGCGCGAAACCCTGGTGATGTAGGCTGTGCTACCGTCCTCAGTCATCCGGCATATTTTACCGACTTCCGCGTCATCCCAGGACTGGCTCGTCAGCGGGTAAATGTCAGTCACATCAAACGATCGCGACATTGACGGCGTCTGGTACAGTTCCAACATAGACTGCGCGTAAGCTTTCAGGCTTTCCGCATTCTCAAAGCGTCGGTCTACCAGTACCTTCTCGACAATGCCGTATTTCGCTACGATGTCAGCCGGTGACTGTATATAAGGCAAACCGTCATTGACTTCCTTGATGCCTAACTGGTTGACGCCTTCGCCGTAACCGAGCGGATAGATCCTGGTGCAGATATTTGCATAGTCGGCGGATGTGTCGCTTGACAGCAAATTTCTACTTGCCCTGAGATAGTATTCCGGTTTTATCTCCGGGTCGATCTCCGTCAGGTTCAGACGCCAAGGATAAACGGTTGTATCAAATGACCATTTATAAGGTTTAGCAAATTCCTTCGGGATGGAATATAAAGCATTGAGCAAGTTTTCCTGCTCCCAGTTATACTCAAAACGCCTGTCAAAACTGCAAGTACCTAATACCCAGTTTTTCGTCTTCTGCTGGTTGAGGATCCAGGTAATGACCGCCGATGTCTTTACACCGGCGCCGCCGTATGTAAACGATCCAAACATGATATCGTCGCAAAGTGTTGTGATAACGTGTTCACAGGAATACTTTATTACAGATGTGTCGGATGTGTTGACTTTCGGCGACTTGATACGGTAAAGTTCTCCGGTTTCGCCATACCTGACATAATGACGCGGCTGACAGTATTCAGTCTTAGGATCTTCTGCCGGAAGGCTAAACGTCAGCGTGTAAATTTCATTCAGATCATGCGTTTCGACGATGTCAAAGGCATTCTGAAGCACTGCTGTCTTTTTTCTTGTTTCTCTGTCAAAAACATTGATCATGTCAGACATTACAGATACCTTTCTGTGTATACAATGGATGCCGACAGGTTACCGACGCCGGATGCCGCCGAGATCGTGATGTCAGTCGTCTCCCGGCTCAGTTCGTCGATCCAGTCCCCACTTTGTACATCTATCGCATTTTCTCCGTCTAACAAGACGTTATATGTGTTTGCGTCAATGATCAGTCTCTGACCCGGTTTCAGCGTCAGGGTCAGGACACAGGTCTTGATGTCGATGGCTTCCAGACTTGCAGACTCTGAGACAAGTTCATATCCTTCGGCAAACAATTTGATGTTCGCGGCAATTTTATCGACTGATGTGACATTCACGCCTGACGAAGTACTTACATAGATATCCGCAAAAATGTTCAGATCACCGGTTATTGTCTCAGCGCCGGAGCGTACCAGACTAACGTCAGCACTCAGTTCTAATTCCGCTGTGACTTCTTCAGTAAATTCCGTCGAAAGGATCACAGACATCTGCCCTTCTTCAGCAAGTTCGTCAACCGTTTCAGCGCCAAGCGCACGAATAAACTTGACCGGTGTCCCGCTTGTTTCTTCGTCTACACGTTCATACCCGTAAACATCAGGAAATATTTCAAGCGCTGAACCAATTGAGACGCTTACCGTTTCAGCGCCTGACGTAATGAGATAAAAGACTTCATTCTGATCGACGTTGAACGGTACAAGGTTATATCTTGCTAAATTGAATGCCATTGGTCAGCCCCTGATATGTTAGTTGACGTTGAACTGCAATTGTCCGGCGCGAAAACCAACGGAGTAACCGGTCGTCACGTTGTACGTTGTACCGAGTGAAATGACCGCATAGGCGTTTCCGCTTGATGCTGAGTCATAGATCGCTACGGTGTTCAAGTTTCCCCAGTTGCCGGTTGCGATACCGGTGATAATATTGGCAGAATTCTGCGTGAGAGCGGTGCCTGAAGACTGCTGTGCCGGTGCGGTCATCGTGACGGGCATCCTGGAATAGTTATTGCCGGAAAACTCGTTTCCTGATCCTGTCGGGTCACCGTTGCAAAGGCCGACATAAGGCGCAAAACCTGAACAGTTTACACCCCGAAGCGTGTTCATGATGGCCGTGCGGTAATAGGTCGTCATGTTACCGCTCCAGATCCATTTTACGCTGCCGGCGCGGAAGACAGGGGACACACCGGCCTGAATGTTCAGGGCTGTGTCAAGCTGGCCGTATAACCACATATTTCCGCCAGATAGTCCGTCAAATACTGCGACATACGTGACCGTTCCTGCGCTTGTCGGGGATTCAGGAAAAGAGATCAGGGCGGAGTTCTGCGTTGCAAGGCCAGAACCTGACGCTGCCGGTGCGGAAAAAGTGATAGCCTGACGAGCGTAACCGCTGTAAGTGACTTCCGTCCCTTCGGTTCCGGCATCGCCTGGGTTGCTCAAAAAGAGCGCGAGGTAGAGACTTGCCGGAGCGGTGATACTCTGGCCGCGCATCAGGTTGAGCATAAGGTTTTCAAAGTAATTGGAAGCGTACATTAATTATCTCTCCTTATTGACTGGATGATCTGTATGTTTCTGGCGTTTCCTGCGCCAGTATTGTCTATAACGATATAGGTCGGCGTCGGTGCTGTGCCTTTATAGTCAGGGGTATATCGCCTTCGTGTAAAAGGCGCAGTCACAGCCTGACCATATGCGAACGGTTCAAGCAAGAAAGATAGCGTGAACCTGTTCCCGACCTTCCGCAGCACTTCAAGACCCGGTGCTGTGTATACGCGGCCGATATAGTATTTATCCGGCTCGTTCCAAAAGCGAATCTCACTCTTTTTTGACAGGACATAAGCCATTTCTCTGGCGTCGTCCCTGGTTCCGGCTCTGACGGTCACACAGGTGATCTGTATTGGGCGGTCATCATAATATTTCGCGCCGTAGTCATAGGATCCGCTACGCAGCGGGATAGTGACCGTCCTTTCACGCAACTGCGGTTTCAGGACGTCATCTGGCATCCCGTTTTCGGCGATCTGGATACCAAACATCTGGTACATATCCTTACCGCCGAAAAGGAATGAAGACGTGTTTTGCCAAGTTAGTTCTGTCATAACAATGCCCCTGACATTCTGAGTTTATTCTGTATTGCCTGGCCGAGTTCATCGGCGACTTCGCCGACGTTCATGCCGTAGCTGTTTACATATATCTGTATTCCGCCGCTAATGTTTCTTGAATTATTCACGCTGTTGGAAACATTGCTTGCTGATCTTCCGGACGACATGCTGTCGCCAGGGATGTAAACCGATGATCCGGATCTCAGCCCTGACGTGCTACTGGTATCGCTGTCAGATCCGCCGGAAAAGAGATCGCTCCAATCCCCGCCTTTCAGTGATCCAATGATTTTTGTAAACCAGTCTGACACGCTCCAGTTTTTCACTTCCTTGAACCATCCGATAATGGCATCTGCCCAACCGCGGACAGTTTCGCGGAATTGGTCTGCCTTTGAGAAATCAATATTTCCGGCTTCATCGACAGCCGCTTGCATATCTTCCGGAAGTTCTGCTATTTTGGTGTTGTATGCTTCTTCCATTGATCCTGCGTCCGTCACAAGTGTCTGAAGCCATTCATTAATTTGTGGTTCGTATGTCGCCCAGTTACTATAAACATCTGAGAGCTTCAGATCGTTTTCTTGCGCCCAGAGCGCGATAGCGTCGCGTATCACATCGGTACTTGTGTCGTAGCTATCAGCCAAATCTTCAACGGAATCTTTGACCTCTTTGTATGCCATTTTCGTTTTCGCAGCTTCGTCCTCGTATCCAAAGAAGTAAGCGATCTTCTGCACGACGTCGCCAAGATAGGGTGCCATTTCTATCAACCATTCGACTGCGCTTTCGAGAAAATTAATGATCGCCGGAGCAGACTCTACCACCTTATTCAGAATATTTTCAAGTTCGCCGTCCTCAAGCATCTCAGTGATCTTGTTGGCAAGCTTTTCAAATTGCGAAACGAGGTTATCAATAAACGCCTGTCCTTCTTCGCTTTCGATAAAGTCGTTGAATTGCGTAATAAAATCGGTAAAAACCGGAAGAAGTTTGTCTCCGATCTCAAGTTTAAGATTTTCAAAATTAGTCTTTAGCAGTGCAAGCTGTGAGTTATACAGACCTGATTCTTCTTTATTCTGCCCCATTAGAAAACCAAGCCTGTCCATCACAAGATTGTAGAGGGCTGTGGCTCTCTGTACGCTCGTAAGGTTTACGTCCTGTTCGCCAAGTAGCGTGTTCAGCACTTCCGATGCTGCTGCTGCCTCTTCATCGGCGATCCGGAATTGTTCAGACTCTTCGCCATAGGCATCCATCGCTTCCTGCGCCCGTCTGCTTGTTTCCTCTACATTCGCAATCGCAGCAGCAAGCTCTTCCTGGCTTCCGGAGAATTCGATCATGCCGTCTTTCAGTGCCTGGATTTTGATGTCCGCTTCACCGACGTAAACACCAAACTGCCGGAAGTTTCTGGTAGACGATGTAAAGCCCCGCGTCATCGCGGAAATGATTTCGTCGATGTCTTTACCTGTCGCAGCTCTCACATCAGCAGAAAGTTCGATCAGGTCTTCCGCCATAGTCATCGCTTGTTCATGGTTCAAGCCAAGAGCGCTGAACGCCGTACCGAGGTCGTTCATATACACTTGCAGATTGGCGATGCCGATTCTCAGCGCAGCGGAGTTTTTCTCTACCCAGACTTGCACTTGTTCGGCATATTCTCCGAATACTTTTTCGGAATATTCGACCGCGTCCTGATACTGCGCTGCCAGGTCAACGCATTCTTTTGAAAACTTGAAAAGCTCTTTCCCTGCGTCTATGACCACGCGTCCGACTTCTTTGACGAAGTCGATGAGTTTATTGAATCCGTTTTTTATTGCGCTGGAAAAAAGATTGCCTTTGATGATGTCAGAAAGCGAGATAAAACCTTTTCCGGCTTTTTCCGCCTCATTCCCCATTTCGCGGACATCTTTTCCGGCATTATCAGCAGTGTCGCCAAGTTCCCTGTTGCCATCGGCTGCTTTGCTTGTCTTCTCGTAGTAGACGGTATAGGCTTTGTGCGCTTTTTGGACGGTGTCAGTCAGTTCCTTGTTGCCGTCAGCAGCTTTGCTTGTCTTCTCATAAAAAACAAGGTAGGCTTTGTTTGCCTTTTCGGTTTCCTCTGTCATATCCTCTACTGATTCAGAGGCGTTTTTCATCTCTTTGCCGAAATTCCGCAGAGCGCTGACACTGCGATCATGCTCATATATAGCCGATTCAAGCTGCCGTTTGAGCGCTTCCATGGCTTTAGCATATTCTTCCGGCGAAACCTTCCCGTCCTTGAAGTCTTTGTCAAGGGCGGAAATAGCATCCTGCGCTAACTTTACTTTTTTCGCTGATGTATCAACCGCTTCCTGCAACAGTTTGAATTTGTCGCTGTAGGTCTGAACCGCGGTCGGATCAAGTTTCATTGAATCACTGACGTTTTTAAGATCCTTGGCAACGTTCTTTGATACGCGGTCAATTTCTTTGATCGCTTTCTGGAAACCTTCGGTTTCCGCGCCGATCTTTACAGTAAGCCCTGAAATTGTTGCTGATGCCATCTAAAGCTCCTAAAAACTGTCATAATCTGCCTGGGTCGCCTTGCGTCTGGTATCGGGCTTTCTCTCCTGGCGCTGTTCTGCCTGGTTTGCCCTGTAATACACCAGATCAACGATTTCTCCGGCTGTCATATTGTCGATATCAGTGACGGTCAGCCCGATTGCGATCCCTAAACTATAGAACATCACTGTGCTGATCTCCTCGTTGCTGCCGTCACTGTTTAGTTTTTTAGTTCAACCGTAGGCACGGCGGATTTCGTCCATGCCTCATATAAAGCGGATACGATCCCGCCGATCGGAAGGACGAAGTCAAAACTGTCGATCCATTCCTCATAATTCGGCGTATCCTTATCAGCATTCTTTACAAATGCCCAGATGATCTGTCCGCCCGTTTCCGTGTCCTCAAAATCCAGGACATTTTCCGTTTGCGCGGAAAGCAATTTCGTGACGTCTACCTTTGCCATGATCTGTTCATAGATTTCCTGCTCAGACGCGCCATTGATCTTGATTCCGGACATGTCGATCCCGTCAAACGGTGATTTGTGCAGTTTCTTATAGATCGCGGACATATCCTTCAGAATGTCCCTGTTGTACTGTTGACGATAGATCCGCCCGGCGTGATTTGTCAGGTTCGCTTTGAGTGCGATGTCCTGATCCTGTATTCTCATATTCAGCGTAATTTCCATAATTTTCTCCGTAAAGTCCTCTTCAGCGCACCCACCCTAAACTCCGCCCTTTGCGCTGAATGAGAAAGTTATCAGGCTGCGGTCAGCGTGATCGCTTTAGTAACCGCTGCACTCGCGACCGTCACACTATCGGTTGCGGTAGTGTAGCCGGACGCGGAAACCATAACGTCATATGCACCGTTTGCAAGGTACATAACGGCATTGCCGTTGGAATCCGTCACCGCGGTAGCTCCGGTGTTCAGCACGATCAGAGCGTCGGCGACAGGATTAGCCCCGGACGTGACAGTGAAGGTCACTGCCTGTTTTGCAGAGCTGACAGGCTCATAAAGAGCGCTGAACCAGTTCTCATAAACGGTGTTGTTGACATCGGCACGGGTCGAAGCCTTTACAATACCGTCCGCCCGTGGGATCGCGGTCAGGTTAAGTGTCCGGTACTGGGCGGTTTTGCTGTCGCCGTCGCCCGCAGTCGTTGCAGACATAGACGGACGGGAAGCGGTGATGTTGTACATCACATGGCGGGTGTTTTTGGCATCCTGCACCCATTCCCACAGGAGATAAAACCGGTTTACAGTCGGTTCTTTTTCCTCGTACTGGACGTTATTGCTGTCAACGGCTTCAGACAGCACCCAAGCGGCGAAGTCGTCGTCAAGGTTCGTCAGTTCAAGGCTTCCGGTGTAGCCGGAATTCTGACGACCCGTATAAATGACAGTGCCGTCGGCATAAACGTTCACCAGATCACCGGACGGGTCAAAATTGACCTGGCGGTTACCTAGGAACATGGTCGGCGCACCGTAAACGTCGTTGCCCTGTGCATCACGGGTGATCTTGCCCCAGGCTGATGCTGCAAGTCCCCAATTCACGCGATTAGGCATCAGTTACCTACCTTTCCAATCTTATTGATGATGTTGTTGATGACCTCATCCTTTTTGTTGCTGATCGCAGTGCCGATGATCGGACGCTTTTTTCCTTCTTTTTCCGTAAACTCCAGGATGTTGATGAGCGGGATCGTCGCTTTTTCGTCTTTGTAGTGCGCCTTCACCTTTTTGGTATTACCAATATACCGGACGTACTTTGCTTTCCGCATCGGTTTGATTTTCCAGGATTTGGAGTACTCTCCGGTATCATAGGCGGTTTTTACCGTAAGACGTACTGCTTCATCCAACACCAGTTTCGCATTCTCATCGGCACAGTTGGCGATTGCACCAAGCACCTGATCGCGGTAAACCTTTATGATTTCTTGCACCTTCGGCACAAGATCCGAAAGGTCTATGTATTGGATGTCTGTTGACTTTCCCATTATTCCGTCTCCATAAGTCGCGGAATGTCGTATTCGCTGTGAAAAGTAGCGTAACCGACTTCGTCAACATCACCGATCTCAAACCAACCGCCGGAACAGCCGAATCCTGCTTTTCGCATTGCTTCACGGATGGCGTCCATCCGATTCAGTGCGTTTTTCCGACCGGTATACGTCCTGGCGATGGCAAACTTTACATAGTAGTTCAAGCCGACGGTCATCATCCGGAACATCACATCGCCGTCCGCGGAAACTTCAGCAGAATCATCCGAAATGGAGTAAATGATGTATTCTGTTTTCTGCGGATCGTTGTCGATCTCAGCGCGTCTGCCCCAGAAGGAATAGACGCCGTCATTCGCCAGAAGCGTGTCAAGAGTGAGCTGCACAAGATCAATGATTTCGTTCACGACATTACCTCATAACGGTGCGCAAGGAATTCAATGTACTGATTTTCCTCATAAATGTTGTCAACACCGCCGTATGTTTCGTAGACGTTTGGATCAGCGGGGTTCGGTTCACCGTCGATCAGGGACGAGCTTTCCGTACCTTTGATCACGACCATCGCACCCGTCCGGAGTTTGTTATAAAGCCCTGGAATGTATGGCATTCGGATCACCGCGCGGTCGATCACGCCGTCAGCGTCAGCGTCGAAGGTTTCATTCCCTCTTCTGCCGTAGCCAAACTTACCGCGCCATTCACACGGAAAAACGGACATCGCCCCTTCTGTGTAAAGTGTCCAGGATGTTGTATTGCCCTGTCCAGACACATAGGTTGACACCTTTTCCCAGAAACTTACCGCGGTCGTGAATCTTGCGTGGATCTTCATTCGCCGTTTCCTTCGGTACTGTCGTCAGTGCTTTCCTGCGTTTCAGTAGGAACAGCCCGTGCCTGTGCCGTCATGGCAACAAGCACGGGGTTGATCTTCATTTCGTTCGGGTCAGTATTGACCGCCATCTTTGCATAGATGATGATCGCCTGTTTGGCGAGATCGGTTTCTGCATCAGCAACAAGGTCGGCAGATGACCATCCTGCATTCGCCAGAAATGCTTTCGCTCCGGCGATAATGTTTGAGATTTCGGCATCCTTATTCTCTTCGGAATAGAAGATCCCTAAAGCCTGTTTGACATCATTCAAAATAGCCATCTGCCACCAATCCTTTTGTTTACACAAGATAGACTTTGCGGGTCATCGCAAAGGCATCAAGCGGCAGAGCGGACGCGGCATCATTGGTGACTTTCACAGTCACGAAGCCAAGCGTAACGTCTGCGCTATCAACACTGACGGTGATGGTGTTGTCAGTCGCGCCACCGGACGGGGCGGTGAAGACGGTTTCATACGCGGTCAGTTCAGCAGCACCGGTGCCGGAAGTGTCTTTCGCTTGATACACTTCAACGGTGACCTTCTTGCCGGCAGCCAATGCCCCGGAGCGGATGACGAAGTCAATGCTTCCGAGAGCCGGCGGGCAAGCGATATATGCACCGGTGGTGTTCCCGGCTGCGGTCTGGGCGACCGGAGCGATGACAGGGGTGATGAGGATTTCTTCAGAGATTCTGCAAGACATAATTCACCTCCCTATTAGGCGCGGGTGGCCAGAGTGACGTAAGACGCACGCTGGGTCTGACTGTTGACCAGAGTGATGCCCTGATCGTACTTGCACATACCGTTGACATAGCTGATCGCCCGGAAGGCCATCTGCGCGGTATCAAATGCGACATGGATGGAAGACGCGGTCTCGACACCACCCTTGAAGATTTCGAGGTATTCAAAGGGGTTCCAGTACAGGACATCGCCCTGAGTACCGAGAGCGGAGCAGTAGTCGCTTTCGATGATCTCACGGCCAAACAGACGGTCATATCCGGCAACGGAGATACCATTTTCCGGCATATAGATAAACTTGTCTGTGTGTGCGCCGCTCAGATACATTTCCGGAAGTTCCGCGGCAACATCCGGATGCATGGTCCAGATGGCATTGGCACGGGAAGTGCTGATCAGAGCATTCCGCATCTTCAGGAAGTTCTTGCCGACAACGGAAGCGGCAGCCTGACCGGATTCCTTGGCGATGACAGTGGTGCCGGCATTGGCGATCACATTGTCAATGACCATCTTTTCGCGGAGGCGGGCGATGGCAAGGGCAAAACCGCGTTCAAGCAGTGAGCCGGTGAACTGAGCGTCACGCATCTGTTCATCAGTGACATACGCCAGTGCAGCGATCTTCTTCAGACCGAGGCGAATCTGACGCAGAGCCGGTTTGACGGTCGGAATCTGTGCACCCTCTTCAACGACATAAGCCTGGATGCCGCCGAAGACGTTGGCGGTGGAAGTCTCGTTGACCATAGTCACATAGACTTCATTGGCATTTGCGGAAACCTGATAGCGGTCGACCCGGTTCAGGATCTCGCTCTGAGTGACAACGGAATCCATAATGCGGTTGGCAAAGTCAACCTGGATGGCATAACCGCCGTCAGCACCGGTCTGGGTGTTCATGCCCAGGATGGAACGCTGAGACTTTTCAAGAGCGGGAGTAACACCGTAGCCGAGAGAAGCTTTTTTGATGTCAGCAAGCTGTTCGCCGAAAGAGCGGTAGATCTTGCTGTCATCGGTCTTGACTTCAGCCGGAGCCTTGCGGGCTTCTTCCGCTTCGGCCTTGACAACAGGCGGGATCGGAGCGGTGACCGCAGCAGTGCGGGCTTCCGCTTCGTCAGGAAGATCGGCAAGCATTGCTTCCAGGTCACGGATTTCACCGTTCAGTTTTTCGAGGTCGGCAGAGAAGCGTTTGATATCCTCAACGGATTCGGAAGCTTCAATGCTTTTTACAATTTCTGCTTTCCGGGTATTCTTTTCGGAAAGCATTTTCTGGAGCTTTTCCTTCATTTCTTTTCTCCTGTGCCTTGTCCTACCGTCCAATAGCTCTGTGCCTCGTCCAAGCCACAGAAGAAAGGCTGTTTATTTATTGATTACTTACGCATTGGCAAGGGCAATAGCCCGCGCCTTTTCCAACTCCAGTTTCCGCTTTTCTGCTTCCGCTTTCAGTGCGTCCACACCGTCAAAAGCCCTGGCGTGTATACTGGTGTTTTCATAAAACCCATTGTCTACGGCTGAAACGTCATAGACCGTTTCAATGGCATTGATCGTCCGCTTTACGGTCTGGTAATCGTCTGAGTATTCCCAAACGTCACCGCCGGGAGCGACCGTAAAAGCAAAGGACATTTCATCGATCAGACCGTCCTGAATCATCCGGTAAAGGTCGCGATTTGACTGCGTGTCGATCAGGTCCGCGCGGATCTTCAGGCCGAATTCATCAGTGGTCAGAGAGAGGGAACCATTTTTGACACGGGCCATGGCAAAGACGGTGTCATTGTGGTTGTATCTCATAACGACTCTCCGCATATCCGCGCCTGAAAGTGCATCTCTGGAGATGGTCTCTGTGTATGTCTCGTTGCCCCAGGTATAAGTCTGCGGCGATTCGAAAAGCACCGCATAACCTTCTACGGTCATTTTGTCATTGACAAACGGCTCACCCGCAGCGGCTTTCACTTCCTCCGGGATGCCGATTTTCATTGTCCTTCTTTCGATTCTGCTTTTGTCGATTGTCATTCTTTACCACCTTCCCCGGTGCTCATTGCTGTGCTGTCGGACGGCTCTGCCGGTGTGCTGCTGCTTCCTACACGGTCCGCCTGGTACTGGTCAATGGTGTTGGCATTGACGTAGTTCAGGGATTGCAGTCTGCGGTCGCCGCCTTCGATCGGGTCAAGACCGAACATATCCAAAACACCATTGATATCCATCATCGCGGTGTTGAATGCGATCTTGGCCATTTCCTGCTTCTGGTTGACTGACATATAGCGGAGCATGTTGAAGTATCCACGGATACGGTGACCGACTTCCTTTTCCCGCTTCGTAAAGCACTTCGCGGTCATTTCCTGCTCAAAATCATTCATAAATGGCTCTACACAGGCTTTGAAGAAAGCGTCGTACTGATCTGCGGTATAGTCACCGCTCAGAATCGCTTCGGACACTCCAAACCGCTGGCTGATTCCTTCTTTCATGAATTTTGTCAGACCTTCCGGAATGACCGGAGACTGCATATTGACAGGTGTAAAGTCTCCGCCAAGATCAGTCACGACCATACCCATTTTTGAATCCAGGATGTGCTTTTCAAAGTTCTCACGCTGTTCGTCCATCCTGGCGCGTTCCAGAAGCGATTTGACGTTATAGACGCCTTTGATCTGGAGCGATGACAGCACAGCCTTCGGCAGCCCTTCAATGGTAGCATTCAGGGCATTGACAGATTTTGTCATGTCAGATGTATTGGGGAATCCGAAGTCGTCTCCGCCGCCTTTAAAAAGGTTTGTGCCTCTGCGCCATTTCAGATGGATGATGTCCTCATACGGGAGAATGTATTCTTCGCCTGTGGTCAAGATGAATTTGATCTCCCAGACATTCCCGGATTCATCTGTGCCTACTTCAAAGTCAATCGGCTTCAGGATCCAGAATGCGGTGAATTTTTTATGTTTCTGGCCGAGTTTATCGGTCACCCATGTGAACTGCGGATACACAAAGGTGTTTGCGTATTTGGCCCGCATCCAGACAAGGGCGTTCATGAAGTCTGCGGTGGTTTGCAGCGGATTCGGGTGATAGGCGAAAAGTCTGGAAATGTCATCATCCTGGATGGTGATCTTACTTTCCTTTACGACAATTGACCGAAGATTTACTTTAGACACCTCAGTCGCGATTTTGTCAATAGGATTATTGACCGCATCGCTTTCATAGATATTTTCTTCAGGGTATACCCATCCGTCTTCGTCTACTTTGTATCCGCTCGCGGTAAAAACGTAAGGGGACATGATCCAGTTCTGAGTGCTGTCCTCCCTGGTACGATTACCGAGTATTTTCTGAAACCACTGAGATAAGCCCATTATGCTGCGACTCCTTCCGGTGTTCTGCTCTGCGCCATCACCTTGACAGTCTCAAGATATTCAGCCCTGTTCCTCTGGAGCATGGCATAGCAGTTGAGCGCAGCAGCACCGCCATCAATGCGGTTACGGGGATTGCCGAAATTCTTCTTCGGTTTGATGTATCCGTCTTTATCCGTTTCCACAGAAATGTTTTCAAGATTCCATCTGAAAACGGGATTTTGATTGTATTGGACGCGATGCATGGTCAATTCCGCTTCCATGGACCGCATTGGCTCTGACAGGCTGACGGTCGTTTGCAGCACCTGTTCCGCAACGCCTGTCCCGATCAGATCCTCAAAACGTCTGCGAAATTCCAGAGCAAAGCGGTTGTCATATCCAACCTTGAAAGGATAGACGTGATAAAGCTTGTAGAGCTCATAGAACCATTCCGCCACATCGGCAACGAAGACTTCCGATCCCGGGCAGATGGTGACGTATCCCATCCGTGCCCATTCGCGGTAATCCTTCTTTTCAGGATTCAAAGCGTTATCTCCATCGGATAACTGGATATCCGCTTTCGTTTCTGGGATCCAGTAATGCGGATACAGGTAAGTCGTGTCCTCATCAGGCTTCTTCAGCATGATCACTGCGGCACACAGATCAGTCGTTTCCGCAAAGTCGCATCCGCCGATGTAAGGCAGCCCGCGGAATTCCTCAAGGGAAAACGTCCCTTCATCCCTGATCTGCTCAAGGCTCAACCACGCTACGGTGGCGTTCTGCTTGATATTGAAGTCTTTTGCCAGTGTGAAGGCCCGTGTGGACGGCTGCTGTTTCGCATCTTCAAGACGTTCCCGCAGATAGGAGTATTTCTTGACAGGGCCCAGAGACGGGTTTGATTTAGCCCAGGATGCTTCATCTTGCCAGACTTCTTCTTCGCTGTCCTGTGTGTAAAGCAGAATCAGCCAGCGATCATTCTCGACTTCGCCTCGCAGGATCTTACGTGCCATCTCAAGACGTTTGTCAAGGTATCCATCCTGGATAAATCCCTCTGTAGTGATCTCAATAAAAAGCGGTTCGTCCTGCGTAGAAATTGCCTGTTTGAGCGGTTCGATCAGGCGGTTATCCTGCATTTCGTGTACTTCATCCGCTACAACGACCTTCAGGTTACGTCCTTCCTTCGCCCCGCCTTTTGAGGACATTTTCCGGATCGTGCCTTTGTTCTGGTAGGAAAACTTACCGCGGGCGTTTTTCTGCTTCGGGTTTCCCATGAAGATACCTTTGATATTCTTATGGGACGTTCTGTCCAAACGAGGCGATTCTTCCCGCATGGCATTTACACCATCAAACATCAAGGACGCCTGGTCATAGTCGTTGGATGAGCACATGACTTTTGTACCCATCTCCCCGCAATAGAATTCCGAAAGGATCACAGACCCGATGAGCGGTGTGTTGTGCGTCGGCGTCATTTGCCGCCCGGCAAGGTACAAATGACTTTCATGCTCTACGCCTATGCACTTCGTCGGTACGGATGGCACCTTCTCGATACCTATGATCGACTTATTCAGCATTCGCGGGGCAAGGTTTTGTTTCAAACGGCTGTATTTTCTGGTCATCTTGAAGCATGGGTGCGCTTTATCGCAATAAAACGTAACCCGATAGGCTTCACAATTTTTGCCATTGCAAACAGCGTCTCTTTTTGTTATGCTGTGTTTTATGCCTAACGAAGCAAGCAATTCGGCAAATTGCATAACAAAACCATAGTCTTTTTGCGAGAATTCGCATTCTCCGCTTTTGCTTACTGTGCCGTCTGTGTCCATAAGACCGCGCAGCAGTTCCATCCGCTGATCCACCGACGACCTGAGATATATATCCGGGATGTGCTTATTGTTCATGAGACCCAAGTCCCATAAAATAGGAGTGATGTAATTTTTATCTTTACCTCGTTCTCCTGTTTCATTTCCAATACTCACCCGGTAGCACGTTTTGCCCTTTGATAATTTTTGAGGACGCGGATACATAGAATATAAATTCATCCACATCATCATTTCTTCAAGGTCATCCGCGCCCACATTTATCCTTGCACAGTCAGCGTCACCGTCTCCAAGCCAAAGCCCTAAAGCATAAGGGTTAAGGGGCAGATCCTGCTCTGGGTACTCGATAGGCTTCTGCATAGGTACGCGGTATTTGTATTCAATACCCTTTTTATCTGCTCTAAGCCTATAAAAGTCATTCGCCATTTGTTCGGTCGTAATATCAAAATATCCGCTATTTTCCCGGTACTCTGATTTATACCAACCTTTAAACCGTTTGCAGTTTCGCGCGTTTGCACTTCTGCTCCCCTTGGTAACGACAGTCCAAATATGCTCCGCGTCGGCGACGATCTCAGACTTGTCCTCGAATGTGACTTTATAACAGTCATGCCCGGTAAATATTTCTGACTCCGCGATCACCCTGGTCGGTTTCCCGTCAACAGAAAAGACATAGTCGCCGATATGGATATCTTTCATATCTTTCCAACCGTCTGGAGTGTTGATCGGTGTATCTAATGCCAATGCCTTTCCGTTTTTTCGCGCGACCAGGAGCGTCAGTTCTTTGAACCGCCTGATCCACCGTTTCAGATCCTCGTCGTAAATCTTGAAACTGTAAAGCAGTTCGATCACGGCTTTTTCCCACAAAAGCAGAAGGAACGGTTTTCCCGCCCACGGCGCTTCATAATGCTTGCATTCCTTTTCTATAAAGTTGATGCGTTTTTCAGCGTCTGCCGTATCGTAGCGATAGCGCGGATCATTCAGGTCGGCTTCTAACCGTTCTAATTCGGTCATAAGTTCCCTCCCTACAATGATCTTTCCGGCGCGTATTTCGCTTAGATACTCAGCAAAGTAAGACATTATTCCTCAGTCTCTTCTTTAGTCTGCTTTTTCGGTTTCTTTTTAGTCTTCTTCTTTTCCTCAACAGCCTGATCAAAGATTTCGACTGTTCCAGGAATGGTCTTGATTTCGATTTTCGGCATTATTCGTAATCCTCCAGATCATCCAGATAATCCGCCGGATTCGACTTATCCTCATGCTTTTTCAGCTCTCTGCAAATCCGCGTGATCATGTTCGTGTAATTTGCCCGTTTCTGCACCAGAAGACGTTCCCGTCTCGCAATCGCGGTGAACCTTGCGCCTTTGGCTTTCAGCTCTGTGATCTTCTCTTTCAGCTCATTGATCTCCTGCTTGCAGTCATACGCCTCTTCAATAAGCCCCATCATTACAGGCAGCTTCTTCTCGTCGGCGTCAGCATTCATCAGGGTGTCAATAAATCGGCTCAGTTCCTTTGTCATGGTCACCTTTAACGAAAAAAGACACCGCAAAAGCCAAAAAGCAGTGCGGTGTCTTTCAACCTACTATTATTATAGCATAAAATGCGAAATTGCGCTAAAAAGTGCAAAATGTGTCATTTTTGCCGTTCTCAGGCAAGGTCATGTAAAAAAACGGAAAAACCCGATTTCCTGCCGGAAAAAAGTCAAAAAAAATCAAGTGTGCGTTTTTCCGCTAAGCGGGCCGACAGCTATCCGCCCACCCACCCCGGCGCGCTGCCAGGGGAGGGACGGCGTAGACGCCGGAAGCCGACGCCGTCCAGGCTTCCGGCTTCCGCTGTTTCCTCTGATCATCTGATCGCTGCTTCTGATCGATGCTTCTGTTTCCGCTTCCGACTGCTTCCGGAAGCCGACGCCGACGCCGTCCAGGCTTCCGGCTTCCGCTGTTTCCTCTGATCAGCTGATCGATGCTTCTGATCCGCTTCCGCTTCTGCTTCTGTTT